TACTCTACACATGAGCGGAATTGATGACGTTAAAATCGTTGAGGCCACTGACAGTTTTGGTAACGATGTGGTACTAGTCCTAGTAGATAACGCAAAATATGTACTTAATTACTGGCCCGATACGGTAGTAAATAACTGTCTACAAGACTTTACGGTCAAAAAACACATCGATATAGCAACATTACTAAAAAAAATATAACAGGCGAGAAATGAACAACATACAAGTAATTAAACGAAATGGGGAATCAGTTCCTTTAGACATAAGCAAAATTCAACGACAAGTAGCATACGGGTGCAGGGGTATAGATAACGTTAGCCCGAGCATGATAGAAATCAAAGCACAAATTCAATTACACGATGGCATGAGTACAGAAACAATTGATGAATTGTTACTCAAAGCTATGGTTGATCTGATAGATGAATCTGAGAATGAAGATATAAACAACGTAAACTATCAATATGTAGCTGGTCGCCAAAAAGTTAGTATGTTGCGTAAAGAAGTATATGGTCAGTATGAACCTCCTTCGTTATATGAAATAGTTAAGACTAATATAGAACACGGTATGTATACTAGTGAACTATTGGATTGGTATACTAAAGAAGAATGGGATATCATTGACCTATTCATTGACCATAGCAAAGATGAAAGCTACACTTATGCTGCTATCGCACAGTTAGCAGAGAAGTATCTAGTACAGAATCGTGCTACTGGTAAAATCTATGAAAGCCCTCAAGTTAGATACGCTATTGCAGCCGCCACTGCGTTTCATAATGAGGACAAAACTAAAAGGTTAAAATATGTTAAAGATTATTACGAATGTGCTAGTGATGGGCATTTCACTCTTGCTACTCCCGTTCTTGCTGGTTTGGGCACTACTACTAAGCAGTTTAGTTCTTGCGTACTTATTACTAGTGATGACACTCTCGATTCTATTTTTGCCGCTGGAGAAATGATGGCAAAGTATGCCAGCAAACGTGCAGGCATAGGATTAGAGATAGGTCGTATTCGCCCACTAGGCGCACCAATTCGTAACGGTGAGATAAAACATACAGGCATGATTCCTTTCTTAAAGAAATGGTTCGGTGATCTACGTAGTTGCAGTCAAGGCGGTGTGCGTAACGCAAGTTGTACAGTTACATTCCCTATATGGCACTATCAGTTCGAAGATTTAATCGTATTAAAGAACAATCAAGGTACAGAAGAAACACGTGTACGTCAAATGGATTATTCAGTTGTAGTCAATAAGATGTTTTGGAATCGTTATAAGAATAACGAGAACATTACATTGTTTGATCCTGCAGAAGTTCCTGACATGTATGAAGCATACTATAGAGATAGTGAAGAATTTGAACGTTTGTATAATCTATATGAACATAAGAAGAATTTACGCAAGAAAGTATTACCGGCAGTAGAAATATTTAAGAATGGTATCTTAAAAGAGCGTACAGATACAGGCCGTATCTATCTAGTAAACATTGATAACGTTATCAATCAAGGTCCTTTTGATACTAAAGTTAATCCAATCTATCAAAGTAATCTATGTCAAGAAATCTTGTTACCAACAAAGCCATTTCAGCGTATAGAAGATAGCAATGGTCGTATCGCATTATGTACATTAGGTTCAATTAATTGGGGAGCATTTAAGAATCCACAAGATATGCGTAAAGCATGTCGTGTATTAGTCCGTAGTCTAAGTAACTTATTAACATATCAGGACTTCTTGTCAATTCAAAGTAAACTAGCTAACGAAGATTTTGAACCACTAGGTGTTGGTATTACTAACTTAGCGTACTGGCATGCAAAGCGTCATCTACGTTATGGAGAAGATGCAGCACTAGCAGAAGTTAAACGTTGGATGGAACATCAAGCATATTATCTTACTGAATCTAGTGTAGAGTTAGCTAAAGAACGTGGTTCATGCAAACTATCAAATCAAACATATTATGGCAAAGGTGTTTTCCCTTGGGAGCGTAGAAGTCAAGGTGTCAACGAGTTGACTGATTTTAGCCCTAGCATGGATTGGGAACCATTAAGACAAGACTTATTACAATACGGTATTAGAAATGCAACACTAATGGCTATTGCTCCTGTTGAGAGTAGTTCAGTTGTATTGAATAGTACTAACGGTATTGAAATGCCAATGGAACTAATCTCAGTTAAAGAAAGTAAAGCGGGTAGTTTTGTACAAGTAGTTCCGGAGTACAAGAAACTAAAGAACCGTTATCAGTTGATGTGGGATCAACGTGATTGCCTAGACTACTTAAAAACTAGCGCAGTTTTAGCAGCGTACATCGACCAGAGCATAAGTACTAACACTTTCTACAATCCAGCACACTTTACTGATGGTAAAGTAAGTGCAACATTAATTGCTAAGAATCTTATGTTAGCATATAAATGGGGATTAAAAACTATCTATTATAGTTTAATTAATAAGATGGGTTCGAAAGCGGCATTAAAAGAGGATAATGTGATTGAGTTTACTAAACTTGATCCACTAGATGATCTAGATGATGAAAACTGTGAAGCGTGTGTATTATGAGTAAAGAACAATATAATTTAAGTAAACAAACTGACTATCTAAAACGTACAATGTTTTTAGATCCAGCAGGTCCAGTAACCGTACAACGATTTGAAGAAGTTAAGTATCCTAAAGTAGCTAAGTACGAAGAAACAGCACGTGGCTTCTTTTGGGTACCTGAAGAAATCACATTGACTAAAGATAAGATTGACCACAAAGATGCAAGCGAAGCAGTAAAGCATATCTTTACAAGTAATCTATTACGTCAAACAGCATTAGATAGTATTCAAGGTCGTGCACCTAGTCAAGTATTCAGTCCTGTTATTAGTATTCCAGAACTAGAAGCATTAGTTAGTAACTGGAGTTTCTTTGAAACTAACATTCACAGCAAAAGTTATAGCCACATCATTCGTAATGTATACGGAGTTCCTAAAGAAGAATTCAACAAGATACATGACACAAAAGAAATTGTTGACATGGCTAGTAATGTAGGTGATTACTATGAGAAGTTACATCAATTAAACTGCTTTAAAGAAACATCACCTGGTTCAGTAAGTGAAGAAGCACATATCAAAGCAATATGGTTAGCATTGAACGCAAGCTATGCACTAGAAGCATTACGTTTCATGGTAAGTTTTGCTACAAGTCTAGCAATGGTAGAGAACAAGATTTATATGGGTAACGGCAATATTATTAGTTTGATATTACAAGATGAGTTACTACATACAGAATGGACTGCATGGTTAATCAACAATGTAGTTAAAGATGATCCACGTTTTGTAATAGCAAAGCAGGAATGCGAACAAGAAGTGTATCAGTTGTACTTAGATGTAATCAGAGAAGAAAAAGAATGGGCTGAATACTTGTTCAGCAAGGGAGTCGTTATTGGATTAAATGCAGAGATTCTAAAAGATTTTGTAGACTACACTGCATTTAATAGATTGAAAGATATTGGTGTCAAATATCAGGAACAGCATCCAAAAGCAAGTCCTATACCATGGTTCAATAAGCATGTAAATATCAATAAAAAGCAAACAGCTTTACAAGAAAACGAATCAACCAATTATGTTATCGGAGTAATGAGTGACGTAGTTGATTATGATGAGTTACCAAGTTTATAAGAAGGAAGTAACATGAAAGCGATAGTATGGAGTAAGGACGCCTGTCCCTTCTGTGTGCAGGCAAAAGCATTATTAGAAAGCAAGGGGATTGAATACGAAGAAAGAAACGTATCACATGACTGGACGAAAGAACAGTTATTAGAAGCAGTACCCACAGCACGTACATTACCGCAAATCTTTTTAGATGAAGAATATGTTGGTGGATTTACAGAATTACGCAAAAAACTCACAAATTAAGGAAAATCAATGAATATCGAACTAAATCAAGTATACAGCTTTAAATTAAATAGCGGTGAAGAGTTAATAGCAAAAGCAATCAAGTTAACTGATACTTATATAGAAATAAGCGAACCTGTGAGCGTGGCACCCGGTCAAAAGGGTTTAGGACTAGTTCCAAGCTTATTTACCACTGATTCCCAAAGCAAATATAGACTAAATACTAATAGTATTGCAATAGTCGCTGAAACTAATGAACAAGTTAAGTTTAAGTATATTGAAGCGACTACTGGTATTCAAGTACCAGAAAAGTCAATCGTTTTAGGATAAGGAATGCCACAACTAAGTCGTAAAGGTGATACAGATGAACCGGGCGGGCAAATAATGCGCGGTGCTGCAACTGTATTCGCAAATGGTATACAAGTTGGTTTACACGTAAGCCAAATAACACCACATGCGCCCTGGGGAGATCCTCACCCACCACATGATGCAGCAACTACTACAGACGGAAGTCCTAGTGTGTTTGCAGAGGGTTCCCCAGTTCTAAGAGTAGGTTCAGGAAATAGCTGCGGACATAGTATCGTCCAAGGCAGTCCTGACGTATTTTGTCCATGAGCCTTCAAGGTAAACAGTCTCCAAATAGCATTAATTTATTAGCAAGTCTAATGCAATCAACAGGGTTGAATATAAATTCAACTACTGCGGGTTACATTGGCTCAAGTACGGCTGAATCAAATTACACTGCTGGCACATTGGTTAGCGGTACAGTATTAAATAAACTGTCACAAGCAACTGCATTAGCATATCCTGTTATTGATGCTGTGTCTGGATCAAGCATCAGTCAGGCTGTTTACACAAGTTTAATATCAATAGGATCAAGTTCTATTCCTGCATTGGGTAATAGTCCAGCTAGTACATATACAGTGTCATACACAAATTCATTATCACGTTATGGCTTCTTGCGTACAATTGCGCTACAAGCATATAATGAATTTGTATTTGGTACTGGGTCATATAGTGATTTTTGCAGTAGCTTCTTAACTGCATCAGGATACAAATCTGCAAACAATTCAGTAATCGCAAGTTTATATAATGCTAATAATTATCTAGCAGGTGTATATAGTAACATGAATGATTTAATAACTGCCGACATCACAGGAGTAAATCAATCTACTGTGTATTGGGGGCAAGATTTAATTAAATCAGGCAGAGCGATTAATCTAGCAACAATTAAAGATTTTGGTTTTCCTAGTAATCTACTAAGAACATTAAAAGCAAATAATGCGTTAACTGAACCAGTAAATATTGCATTAATCTATTCTGGACTTAGTACAACTGAAATAACTGGTATACTAAATTTAACAATAACACCTACTATTGACCAAGAAAGAAAAATATACGGTGCATTTACTGTAGTAGTGAATAATGATTTAAAAGATGTATGCACTTGCTTGAACACACAAACAGCTGGCCTAGTTAGTCTCGCTGATTTATTAAATCCAGTACAATTATTTCCTAATAGTTATGACAGTCTAACAACTGTTAGATATAACACAACTATGTCATCTACTAATAGTAAAATCTATTATCCGATATATGTTAATGGCACTGTAAATATGCAATTAAGTACATTTGGATTTGGTAGTAATTTAACACAAATTTTACCAGATGATGTAGCAATTGCTTGCGGTGCATTTAGTATTGCAATGCTACAGATAAAAAATATACAAAATGTAGAGATACAAAAATTTAGTCAAGTAGTAACTAATTTAGAAGTTACTGTTGGCTTAACTGTTAATGGAACATCTACTCCGGTTAACAATGCAGCAACAACTACCGCATATAACGCAATTGCACTAGGTGGAGGACCTTATGGTACTTACACAATGGCAGACTTCTTTGGTGCTATGTCAGGAGTAGGATATAATTTAGCTAGAATACAACAGTTAATCACTCAATTACAATCAAGTACATTAACCACAATATATGATAACATGTATACTGAAATGGGTACTTCAAGTAACCACAACTCAGCTATGACTACATATATAGCACAAGCTAATGCAGAAATTTTAGCAATATATAATGCTAACACTGCAGCAGCTACAGAATTGAATACACTGTGGACAGCAGTTGGTACTGCTTTAACAAAAGAAAGTACTATCAGAGCAGCCGCATTGTCAAGTAGTGCCACATCAGGCACTCAAACGATATACTCATTTGTAGATAGTATGAATGGGTATGCTGTAGATACGGAACCTTTGCAGTCTGTGCAGGTTTTGGAAGCTATAGCCAATACATCAACCATAGGAGGACAAGCATTAATAGCGTTACTGAGAGAAATTAGAAACGCACAAAGGTTAGGATTAGCAGGACTAGAATTGGATAACAATATAAGTAACCAATTACCTGTGACATCCGGTAATGGGTTGGGAATTCCAAAAGTAACTGGCGCGGCACAGACACCAGGCAGCTTTGCGGGATCACCTGAAACAAATCTCATCCCTCAAAATTTAGATATTTTTAATATATCTACCGCAATAAAACCATCAACCGTAACACCACCGGAAGCATTACAAAATGTTATCGCCTGTTATTGCGATTGCTGGGACAATTTATAACCTAACAGTTATATAATCTAAAAATCCGTAGTTCATAAGAAGTTATGACCTTATGACCAAGGACAAAAGGAGAAAAAAATGAAATACCTACCAATCCTACGTAACTTTGTTACTAGAAACATTCTTGCAAAGACACTACTTGCATGTTTTTTAATATTTGCAACTGTGCTTAGTTTTGTTGACGCAAAACCAATACAAGAAAGAGAAGTAATAGTGGAAGTGGCTCAGCCAAAAGTCAAACATGTTGATCCTAAACAGTTAGACTGCCTCGCTAAAAATGTATTTTTTGAAGCAGGCGGAGAACCATTAGCAGGTAAAGCTGCAGTAGCACGAGTGGTAATGAACCGAGTCAATGCTGGCTTCGGTCCTAATCCGTGTACAGTCGTGTATCAAGTATTGACTGTACTAAAACCAAATGAAGATACAATCGATAATACTGATGACATGATAAAAGTCAGAGTATGCCAATTCAGTTGGGTCTGTGAAGGGAAAAATTCCCCGAATAAAAATAGTAATAACTACAAAGAGAGTTATCAAGTGGCATATAATGTTTTAGCACATGATGCTTATAGCAACATTATACCTGCAACTACACTATTTTTTCACAACATATGGGTAGACCCTGTGTGGCCGTACAAGCAAGTTGCCAAAATTGGTAATCATATATTCTACGAGAAATTTGGTAGAAAACGTAATCAAAAGAATACGGAAAATTTTAAGCTTGCACGTAGCAGTTAATTAATGTAAACTGTTTAAACTTCAGCACCTAGTGCTGAAGTTTACCTACCACTATCTATGGAACATGATTTAGAAAATGATTTAATGAATAGTACATACATTAGAACAAAATGTATGGACGACGCCTATGCTCAAAATTTATATGCAGCATTATGTAATAATGAATTTATTAAGAATGAAGTTGTTCCTATATTAAAAGAAGAAACATGGGGTTGTACGTGGAGATATGCAGGAAGCATAGTAGCAAGACTACAGGGTACAGGTGATTATCTTACATGGTATTGTTCAGGCATGGGCGGATTAACAGATTATAACCATGAAGAGGGGGAACAATATATGAAAGAAAAAGGATATGTTATGGAGGGTTACATAACTGAAGAAATCCGTAACGACTTGTTACACATTAGTTGGCTAGTTTACGTTGACAATGAGTAAATTTATCGATATCATATTATAAATACTTCACACAAGGAGATTTGTTATGAAACGTGCAATTATTATTTTAGCATTATTGGCATCAGGTGCAGCAAACGCTGATCCTTTCTTCCATCATCATGGATACTATGGACGTGGTCCTGTTATTGTTCAAAGCAACAATGATTGGGTTGGTCCTGCTTTGGTAACAGGTGTTATAGGTTATGCATTAGGTCGCAATAGTGTACCTCAACAGCCTGTAATAGTACAACAAGTTCCTCAGACATATTCCGGTCCTGTTCCGTATCCAAGTCAATATCCAGTATACGTTGAAAGACAATACTGCGGTCCTTGGACTGAAATACAGAATCCAGATGGCACAGTAACACGCAGTAGAGCATGTAACTAATATGAATAATGCGCACCCCCGATCTATGGATAGTATTGCTTGCAGTAGCAATGCCACTAATGGTACCTTTATTAGTGCATCTATTGATTAGGTTTACCACCTAGGATAACTGTTTAATTGAGATAAGAATATTTCTCTATCTAATTTCCAGAAAGTTTGAATATGCCCACGATACATAAGTTCGTGGGTTTTTGTTAGAACACCTGACTTTTCTAATGCAGGACAGTATATTTGATGTACTTGTCTTTGACTAGCTATTTCGCTGTTGTTCGTAGTAATGTATAAATCACTATCAACAGGGCAGTATTCAATACATTTAGGTATATAAAACTGTGCTGTTATGTTTTGATGTTTTAATATTGTATTTCCTAAACTTCTTAATGTACGAATAGGTAATAAATCAGTAAACACACAAGTTCTTGCACATATTCTATAACTTATCTTATCAAATATATCTAAACTATGTGCAGCTACACTGCCCGCAGGGACATCATTATAATACAATATCCAAATACATGAATCATGTTCTTTAGAAAAACTGTCTATCAGTATTTTTTTATTAGAGTTATTATCAAATCCACGATTACTTGCATTCTCATAGAATGAAGTTAAGTCTAATCTATCATTGTACTCTACTAGTTTATACATTAAGAGTGATGATGTATAGGATCCCAAGGATCTATTGGATTAGGCAATATGATTGCTTCATCACGGTATTTAATAAGATTTTTAATAATCATATCTTTGTGTTTTATTCTATCCACTATGCCAAAAACACTTAGTTGTATCTTATTAGGACCAATATAATCACTTCCGTGCCAATGATATCTTTCACAAAAAGCAAAACATGGTCTTTCTTTAGTTATTTTAGGGTATAACTTTTCACCACCGTGTTTTTCACTAACAAAAAATGCATTTTTATTATGATGTGTTAGTTGTATGTTATATCTATGTGGTTCATTTTCGATACTAATTTCATATGGATCAGGTGTCACATCTCCGTAATGTGGATCAAAATGATGTGGTACATATTCAGTTTGTAATAACAATGAAACTATTGTTAGTTCTTTATATGGCAATTGTTCAAGCATGTATGGTATTTCAGGGAAAAGTTTATCAATATTATTTAGGTATCTAGGTTCTCCTAAATTAGGAACATAGCGATTGTTTATTGAATGTTTTGCTTTTAAACTATCATTCCAATCTTGTTCAGAAATTCGGCTTAATACAGGAACAACATCCCAATGGGATCCTTTATCTTTTTCTACATTTAATTTTGCCATTTTAAATTCTTCACAGAATTTTATTATTTTTTCCTCATCTGGAAGTTTTACATCAATATCAATTGGTAAAAATGCTATGGTCATACTTTCTCCGTTGTGTTATTACGTATTATAAATGTCGTTACCGTTAGCATCATACTGAGATTGATATTTGGGATCCCATGGATCTATTGGATCAGGATATATTATTGCCTCATTGTGATACTTAATAAGATTTTTTATAATCATGTCTTTATGCTTTACTCTATCTACAATTGCCATAATAGCAAAATGTACGCAATTTTCTACTTCATACTCCCCACCGTGCCAATAATATCTTTCAGAAAAAACAAAACATGGTCTTTCTTTAGATATAACACGATGTGTCTTTTCTCCGTTAATTTCTTGACTCATAAAAAATTTATTTTTTGTATGTTGGGTCAATTGTATATTATACCTATGTGGCTCATTTTCAATACTAATTTCATAAGGATCTTCTGCAGTGTCACCTTCATTGGTATCCATATGGTGATCAACATATTTTTTTTGTAACAACAAGGCTGCAAAAGTTATTTCTTTGAACGGTAATTGTTCTACCATATATGGAATTTCAGGAAATATTTTGTCTATGTCTTTATAATACTTAGATTTTTTATCAGAAACATTATACCGATTACTTAATGTTTCTTTGATTAATTGTTTATCATTCCATTCAGCATCATCTAATCTAGAAATTACCGGAACAAACTCAAAGTTTATACCAAACCCAGGTAATTTTAAATGATTATCATGACAATATTGAATTACTCTTTCTTCATCAGGTAATCGTGCATCTATGTCAATCGGTAAGAAAGCTAATCCCATATCACTCTATTCCGGATCCAATTCTAATTACTGAATTAGGTGAACGATCAGGAAATATTATCACTTGATCTTTAAATTTTTTTAAATTTCTATCAATCATATCTTTAAACTTTTTCTTATCAATAATTCCACCTGCCATAATCATGACTTTGTTAGGACCAATATAATCAGATCCATGCAAATAATGACGTTCGTTAAATGCAAAACAAGGGTTCTCTTTTGTAATGATAGGATACACATTTTCACTTTCTAGCGATTCACTCAAATAAAATGCTTTCTCTGAATGTCTAGTCATTAATATGTTAAATCTTCTAGGTTCATGCTCTATTTCTGTCAAATCATTATATATGTCATATGCTTGTACATCATGGTGCTTGGTTACTTCTGTCATTTGTTCTAATAGCAATCCAAAAGTAAGTTGCTTGAATGGAAGCTGACTTAACATATAGGGTATTTCTGGCATCAGTTTATCAATATTATTTGCATATTGTGTCTTTGATTTAATGGAAGTATTATATCTATTGTAAATTACATTTGCGTATGCGTTACCTTCATACCAATTTTCTGTGTTAACTCTACCCAATATAGGAGCTATTTTCCATGTTGTGTGTTTTGTTTTGAGTTGGTATGCATCAATATAATCCAAAATTATTTGAGGATCGGGCAAGCGCACATCAATTTCAATAGGTAAATATGCAATAGACATTATGTATTTTTAAATCTGGTGTAGGATTATCTTGTTAAATAGTAGAATATTTATTCACGGAAAAAATCAAATGTTTAAATTTGAAGAACTAAAGAGCGTTCATATAGAAATAACCAATAACTGCCAAGCTAGTTGTCCTATGTGTACCAGAAATATACATGGCGGAGTAGTAAATCCATTATTGGAAATAGAAAATTGGACATTAGATAGATTCAAAATAGCATTTACTTCGGAAGTATTAAATCAGTTAAACAAATTATATTTTTGTGGTAATTTTGGAGATCCAATCATTAATAAAGATTTACCCGACATGTGTTTATACGCAAAAACAGTAAATCCAAACATACAGATACGTATACACACAAATGGTTCAGCTAGAAGCAATGCATGGTGGATTAAGTTAGTACATTCATTACCAGAAAATCATTGTGTAGTTTTTGCTATTGATGGTTTAGAGGATACACATTCAATATATCGTATAGGAACTAACTACAATACTATTATTGAAAATGCTCATCATTTTATATTAGCTGGTGGAAAAGCAGAATGGGCTTTTATAAGATTTAAACACAATGAACATCAGGTTGATGAAGCTAAAGAATTAGCAAAACAATTAGGATTTCAAACTTTTGTTATGAAAGATAGTAGTAGATTCTTATTAGAACCTAAATTTCCTGTATGGAATGATAAAAAAGAAACCATATATAATTTAGAACCTAGTAAGTATAGTGAATTGAAGTTTATTGACAAGAATGTACTAAACAATTACAGAAAAATAGTAGATGAAATGACCATCGAATGTTACGTGCAAAAAGAGCGTGAGATATACTTGGATGCTAAAGGATATTTAATGCCCTGTTGTTGGTTAGGTAGTTTACCCTATATACCGATAGACCATGAGGGTTCTTTTATTCCGGCTAAACAAGAAATGCTAAATCAATATCATGACCTTGTAAAGAGTTTAGGTGGACTACAAAAATTAGATATAGAAAATAATAGCATAAAGGACATTATTGATAGTGTAGAATATCAATCAGTTTGGAATGAATATTGGAATGAAAAGAAACTACTTACTTGCGCACGTGCATGCGGGAAGAGTAAAGAAAAAATAATAAGCAATCCTAATGATCAATTTATTACGGTTGATAAATTTCAATAATATCAACTATAAATTTTTTGTCTGTTATTATTTTGATAATAGAATTCAACGTATCCGAATTGCAATTAACTAATAGTTCACGTTCACTAATTTTTTCTATACCTTCAATATTGTTATTTTTTATTCCGTAATTTAGGTAACTCATAAGACCGTCATATAATTCTTGTTTCCAATCATATTCACCGCCACTAACACTTATCTTGTAACAGGGATATGTTATTTTTGGTAGTTTCACACGAACATTTAAATGTATACGAGGTCTGCCACCAAAGTTACTAGCAACATGACGAACTCCTGTATCCATGTACCATATTTGCCCATCAACAGGCAAGTGATACATTTTTTCATCATCTAAATCAATAAGATAGCAATCTGGATTAGTCGTTATTACTAAATGTATTCTATCATCTGGGTCAGTATGAGCAGTGTACGATTCACCGGATTCTAATACAAGTAATCTAGCCTCACCTATGTCACCCAAACTGTCTAAAAAATTACCTAATGGGGTATTGACTATTTCTTCAATTAGTGTATAATTTCCAGTAAGGATATTGCCGTTAGTAACGTTCAATGCTTTATGTTTAATGTCAATATTCATTTCATTAATTTGGGTAACAATTTCAGAAATGTTTTCAATTGAATGTAATTTAGTGAGCATGACTATATTTATTAAATAAAATTATGAAAAGAACAAAAATTGCTCCTGTTTATTCGGAAGAATATTTAGAAACGGATAGACCGCAAACTCTTAGTGATAGAAAAATTGAGAACACTATACAAGAAGTATTATCAGGGGGAATGGACAAAGATATTACGGATAAAGTATATGATGACTTCCGTAGTTTAGCACATGATTACATATTCAATAGCAATGTTAACGTATTAAAAGGTATTGATACTTTTGATAGAATTGACATAACAATGGGATGCACCCAATTCATTGACACCATCTATATGCAAGAAAAAGATATACAAGTGTTGTTAGGTGATTATAGATACCATGAACGATTGAATCCAAACTTAATATATAGCACTCCTAATTACTTAGTGCCGTATAAACCATTAATTATTGCAATGCCTTTTCCTAGCATTGGTGCAATACATTATGACATGAATGATATACTAGATGACTGTTTGGAAAACGAAATTGAAGTTCATATTGACGGTGCTTGGGTTACTTGCAGTCATGGCATACACTTTAACTTTGATCATCCGGCTATTGTTTCAGTTGCTATTAGTTTGAGTAAAGGGTTAGGGTTGGGTTGGAATAGAGTAGGATTAAGATGGACTAAGAAGAAAGAACCTGATGCTATTACTATTATGAATGACTTTCATATGAACAATAGAGCATTGGTAATGATAGCTAATCATTTCTTGCGTAACTTCCCTAAAGATTATTTGTGGATGACACACGGTGATCGCTATTATAAAATATGCAACGACTTTAATCTACGTGCAACACAGAGCATACATATTGCAATGCGTGACGGACATCCAGTGGGAATAGCACCGTTAATTAGATATTTGGAAGAACATGGAATATAATATAGATGGAGTTAATATACCGTTCAATAAAGAATGGGAAAGTATAGCTATTAGTTTAAGCGGTGGTGCTGATAGCGCATTGCTTGCCTATATATTATGCGACATTATAGAAAAAGAAAAAAGAGATGTAACAATTCACATCATAAGTCACACCAGAATGTGGAAGACTAGACCTTGGCAGGAAGTTGATAGTCTAAGAGTGTATCAATGGTTATACGAATATTTTCACTGCCCCACATGGTATAGACATGTAAATTTTATTGCACCGGAACTTGAATACGGTAATATAGGTCCTAGTTTGACAGACGAATACGGCAAACAAGTATCAGGGGATAACATACAACAACGTGCATATGCAGAATACATCTGTGACAAGTATAATATTGATGCATATTATAATGCAGTAACACGCAATCCATCTCATCTATCCGGTATGACTGAACGTAATATTGAATCTAACGAAAACAATCAACATTTGCGTTTAATGAAACATATGGATAGATATGCCGTACATCCTTTTAGATTTGTACAAAAAGATTGGATTATAAAACAATATATTAATTATAATATTGCTAAAGATTTACTTTTAATGACACGCAGTTGTGAAGGTGAATTTGCAGGAATAGATTATAAAACATATGTTATGGATCAGTATGTTCCTATATGCGGTGAGTGTTTTTGGTGCAAAGAAAGAGAGTGGGCAATTGAACAAAACAAGTAAAACATTTTGTATGCATCCTTTTACAGGGCTTGCTACAAGAGAAGATGGAGCCATACAAGCATGTTGCCGCAGTCACCCTATAGGTTGGATACAGAAAGAATCATTAGAAGAAGTATGGAACAATGATAATATGAAGCGTATACGTCATCAAGTATTAAATGATATACGTCCATCTGAATGCGAACCCTGTTTCAGTTTAGAAGATCAGGGTGTAGAAAGTTTAAGACAACGACACATAGCCGGAGTTATTCCTGAAGCACGTATTAATCTATATCCTGATGCATTAAGCAAGTTAAATGATGATTACGTTATGCCCGAAGGTATTCCTACAATGGAATTAAAATTAAACAATTTATGTAATCTTAAGTGTCGTATGTGTCACCCGGGCGATAGCACAAGTTGGAATGACTGGAGTGAGATTAAAGACTTTTATAAAGACGAGGGCAAAGTAATTTACAATCTAGTAGAAGAACATAATTTAGAGAATAAACCTTTATTAGATGAATTTCAGAATAATCCTGAATGGTGGAATAGCTTAGAGAAGAATCTCCCATACTTCCGTAGAGTAGAGTTTGCAGGTGGCGAACCGTTGATGGATCCACAGCATTATCGTATATTAGATATGCTTGCACCCTATGGAGATAACATTGAGATTAAGTATGCTACAAACTTGACCACACTAGGGAAGAGTAATCGTACTATATGGGAGTACTGGCCCAAATTCAAGAGTGTAGCTGTGAACGTTAGTATAGACGGTTATGCTGATAGTTATGAATATATACGTGGAAACGCGGTATGGAGTGAATTAATCAACAATATTAAACAAGTACAGACTATTCCTAATATTACACGTATAGTAGGGGCAGTAGCAGTGCAAGTAAGTAATGTGTTAGTATTAGATAAGATGATAGAATACTTCCTAGATGATTTGGGTATTGTATTCTATACTAATATGGTTAAATATCCTAACGTATTAAGTGTACAGACTATGCCCAATGAATTAAAAGAATTAGCTGTTAGTAGACTAGAAGCAATAAAGACTAAAGTCCCTGACTTTAAATATGTTAAACAGCATAGTATATTATTAAATCTAACATTACAGCAAATTGACGGGGTAATTAACTTTATTCGTAGTAAAGATGAAAGTCATTTATGGCCTGATACTGTAGAATTTAATAGACGTTTAGATAATAGCAGAGATAGTCGTAAATTTGTAGAAGTGACACCAGAGTTTAAACTATATGTATAAAATAACAAGCGCATACGCACATCAGGATAAGATTAAGGTTGAATGGAACTTAGGGAAACGCTGTAACTATGACTGTAGTTATTGTCCTTCACAGATACATGACTTATCTAGCCCGCATACAGATATAGAGATACTTAAACGTGCAGTAGATAAGCTTTCAAAGAGTAGTAGAATTAGCTTTACAGGTGGAGAACCCTGTGTACATCCACAGTTCGAAGAATTAGTACAGTATTGTGTAGATAGTGATATACAGTGGATCAACGTTACTACTAATGGAACTAGAAAAGCAAGTTATTATCTTAATTTACCTGTTAGTCATTATGTATTCAGCTTACACTTTGAATATGACTGGGAAAATGTATTAGAGAATATATTAATGTTTGCTAGATCCGATAGTCCTGAAGCAGTAATCAAGCCTTTTATGATTAATGTCATGGCTCATCCTGATAAGATGGAAGAAGTTCGTAAGGCAGTCTTTGCTTTTGATAGATGGGATATACCATATGCTATACGCAGAATACGTTGGACAGAAGGTGATCATAATATATTTGACGATATGCGCTATGACCAAAATGATTTAGACTGGATATTAAGTAGAACTGCAACTGTTAAGCCTAACACTATTATTGATGATATAGAACTAATGCATGCCAATGACATAATTAAATTGCATAAGAATAAGTTTAAGGGTTGGACTTGTACTGCAGGATTAGAAAGTTTAATGATTAATTGGGACGGGGAAGTACATCGTGCTACATGTAGAGTAGGAGGAAGTTTAGGTAATATATATAATGATACATTTGAATTACCTATTGATCCTGTAATCTGCACACGTGACAGTTGCACATGTGCAGCAGATATTCCTCTTACGAAAGTAGATGTGCGAGTTCAGGGAAAGTCGCAGCGAAATCTGTTCCCCTAATACTATCTAAGTTCTTTACATATTCTGCAAAGTCGGGGACCATATGACTATGATCTTCCTTGTCTATAAAACGTAAGATAGCTTCCCAACGCTTCCATCCATAAGGATTTACCTGCCAAAAATTCTCGTCTTGTGTATAATTTGTCCATAACCATTCCTTAAAATCTAATATTTGTTGTCTTACTTCTGCTTTATCCTTCTCTGGAAGAATACGTGCAGATAAGAATGTAGGAATATAAAGCAAGTGTAGACTAATTATGCCACCACCTGCTTCATAGTCATCCATCTTGTACTTGTTGATTTTCTTGTAGCCTTTCGACAGTTTCCACTTGGCGAAATTAACGATGTGTTTGATATTCAACACTTGTACAGCACAAGCAATACTACAATGAATATTGTCTGGAGTATTGTCTAGTAAATCTAGGCTACGTTCAATATCTGTCCAGTCTGTTGGGAATCGTATGTATCCGTTTCTATCGAAGTTTCCGTCAATACTGAATGCATACTTTACTTCTTTAAATTGGCTCCATACATTAATAATATCGTCATTAACATATATTCCGTTACTATTATATCTTAATGTAATTTGCTTATTATATCCACGTTTGATTATCTCATCTAAGAATCTACGATGTTCTTTAATCATTAATGGCTCACCACCAGCAAAGTATAGCTGAGTTATATTGGGAATTTGTTCGAATATTTCATCCCAAAACTCTGATTTTTCATACCAAAAATTATCAAATTCTAACTTATCCCATTTGATTTGTTTAATAACAATAGGACTAGTAGTTTTACTCATTACTTTCTCATAGTCTTGTAACCAGCGACTACTATCATGCGGGCTACACATAACACATTTAAGATTACAAGTATGTCCTAAACGTAAGTCTAAGTATCTTAACACAGGAGGAATAGTTCCGTCAACTTGCGTATTATCTATTAATTCATTAAAGTCTAGTCCATCTTTATCCCATGAATATAGTTCCCATAATCTTTTGCTGACTACACCGTTATCTTCTTCCTCAAAGCATTTTGTGCAACTTGCAGGGATCTTTCCGTCTAACATTGTTAGTCGTACATCACGCATATATTGATTATTAATTGCACTTAATGGGGTATCTTTACCGAAGTTTGCAGGAACACCGTTTTCTTTTTTAACTAATCCTACAGTATGATCTCCTGTATGTGCGCCACTAGCATTAGTAACACAGCATAGTCTAGCATCTCCATTAGGTCTAGTTGCTAAATGTATCCAAGGTAGTGCGCAGAATGTTGGAGTACCGGTTCTATCTTCAATGAGTTTTATAAATGTTTTGATT